TCATTCATGACATTCTCCTAAAAAAATTTTCAAAGGGGTGGGGGGTGGTACGTCGGTACGTGTTGTGGACCTTCACATTTACACCCCACCGAAATAAAATAAGGGGGGGATAAAAGATAGATATATACCTAGATCGACCCGTTTGTCTCATAATACTTATTATGTTAACTAAATTATTAAGGTGATTATGTAACAATATCAATGACTTAGCCAATTTCTCCCCAATAATATGTTTATTTATAGGACACTTTGCCCAGTAATAGGTCAGCATTGTTGACCTATAATATGTAAGCAATGTTGACCTATTGCTCCCGTATGCGCGCGTCGTGTCAATCAATGTGCTTTTTCTTCGTTACCATCGCTATTATCCTTAACAGATTCCAACACTTCGTGCTTAACTTCTTCAGCTACAACATCGATAACATCTGCATTATTAGCCAGCAATTCGTGAGCTTGAGCGTGCAGATCTTGCACACTTATGTTAACATTCACGTCCCTTTGACGCACGTCATACACTGGAGATAGCTTCGATGCTATCCACTTATCCGTATCAACCTGTAATCTTGCAACGTTCACAGAGCCGATATCAGCCGCCTGTGCAGTGTCTACGGCTCTGTTGGCGTAGAAATGCGCTGACGCGTGCATAGCCTCCTCGTAACGCCCTCTGCGTCCCTCATGGCTATCTAACCACTTATAGAAGGCTCGCCATCCCATCCCCATCTCTGAAATGAAAGAACGAACTGTCATTCCATTTGAGATCCTATCAAAGATTTCTTCCTCGCCAATCGTTTCCAATTGCTTAACTCGTTTTCTCATAATTGCACCCATTATTCTTCTCCTTCTGTTTTAATCATAAATTCGCCACCCAAAGCAGCGTAACCAATCTTATCTTGCCAAGAATCTTCGTGGCTAATTGTTTCTAGCAACCTGGATGTCTTAAGCCAATCCATCATTAAAACCACGTGACCCTCGTTAATGTCTCCATCAACTGAGTTTAATATAATATTCCAGCCTTGTGCAATTCGCGTGTGGTTTAACTTTGCATCGCCATAAACATTAGCCCGGTCAACATTAATCTTTTTACCAGCTTCTGTTAGTAAATCGTTACGTTTCATTGTTTCTCCCTAAAATGGTATCTCGTCTTCATTATAAACTGTCTTACCTTTTACCGTAATGTTTTTAATCTTTGCATCTGGAAAGCTTTCGATTGCTGTCTTCAGAAAATGTGCAGCGTTACTCGCTTTTATAATTCTTGCCACGTCTTCCCAATCGTAAACTATCCAGGTCGGATATTTCTCACGCAACTCTTTAGCTTGAGACATTGCAACGCAAATTATATCTCCGTCAATTTCAATGGCGTAACAATGTTTTGGCAATGGCTCGTGACCGTTCTTAATTGCGTTCCTCTCTAACACGTCCCAACCCTTAATTAATTCCAACGCAATCTTGTTAACTTTGATGACATCTTCCGCTTCGACAGCTTCCCCCAAATTCTCGTAAGCTTGGCGAAACATTCCAGCTAATTCTGGCTGCACATTTGACGGCAAAGTATCGCCCCAAATTAGCATCTTTTCTCGTGCCTTTTTATCCAGCGGTTCGAGCTGTCCCCAGATCGATGCCGGAATAGGTTTACTGTCTTCGCCAGTCGCATCAAAAGTCTTTCGATCTTTTATTTTCTGTGCTGTGTATTTTCTCTTAGCCAATGTAAAATCTCCTCATTGTTTCCTCACCTTGAATTTTCCAAAATCATCGCATTTACTCACCTCCTCACCCCCCACACCCCTATGAAGGGGTGAGGAGGTGAGGAAGCAGTGACCATTTTCCGCTAAGTGAGGAGAATCTCCTCACCCAGAAAGGAGACATATTTATCACACTATCACCCTCCTGCTTCCGACACATTTATCCATTCTCCCACAAAAATAGCTGCCACTTCTCTGCCCTGACGCTTATCCAAATACTGCTCATTTTTGAGTACATTTGTATCAATCCACTGCTTTAATATAGCTGAAATTCGGCTCTTATCTGCCCTCTTTTTTATGTCTAATTTTAGCACTTCTGCGACCGCTAAACCGACCCAATGTTTAGCCTGGGAGGACGCTCTAAATGGCTCAGTTTGGGCTGCTGTATCGACTAATTGTTGCACTTCCATAGCGTTTCTGGTGGTGATTCCGTCGAATAAATCGGGCAATTTATAAGGCGTTGCGACGCCTACATATTCCCCATTTGCGATTTTGCAGCCTATCATTTTTCTGTATACGGCTTTGTTTGAGGGCGGTGCGAGGTTTGCTTTTCCGTCATCGCACCGGAATATTCCTAGCGAATCCTCCTCCTGCACACCCAGTTTCATGGCTTCCTCTGAGGATATTTTATTAATAACTCTGGCTGCACGTGCGGCTCCTATTAGCGATCCAGCACCTCGAACTGAGTCTACATTTGCCTCTTCCCCGTTGCCTTTTCTGATGTGGTGGACCAATCCAATCGCGCAGCTTGTCTCATCTGCCACACTTCTTATCTGAGTTAGCACGGTATTTATGGCCACGTTATCGTTTTCCGACACCGAATGTGCTCCGACAAATGGATCAATAAATACGCATCCAATGTCTCTCCGGGGTATTTCTTGGATGAGGTGCTCAACTAGAGCTTGGTTGGGGATAACGCCGTCGCGTGTCTGCGTTGCGAATGAAAGCTGGAAATCACGCCCTGCATCGAGGAATAATCTGCCCCTAATTTCTTCTGGCTTTATGTTATAGTGGCCCATCGCTGCTAATATTTTTCGTTGCATTTCCTCAATTGGGTCCTCCAGGTTAACGATCCAGACGTTTGATTGCTCGTGTACTTCCTCACCGAGAAGGTTTTTCCCGGTACAAATTGCAAGTGCCTCCACTATTTGTAGTGACGTTTTACCAACTCCTCCAGCCGATGCCAGCACGGAAACAAAGCTCCTGAGATAATGTTTGTCGTAAACCCACCTCCTTCGAGGTAGCAGCATTTCGTTAAACATTGTGTATTCGGTTGGCCAGTCACTATCGCTGAGATCAACTGGGTTTGATATGTCTGGAACCTTTATAAGCTCGGCATTTTGTATGGCTTCGTTTAACTTATCTGAGCCAAACTTGATTAAATAATCATTTGCGTCCAGAGTTTCCGGGTCTAGCTTGCCAAATGCAACCGATGCAATTGTTATATCGTTGCTATATTTTAAATTTTCAGACGTTTTTTCCACGTTTAAGTCTGGATCTGCACATATAATTATGTGTGATTTTCGGGGTGCTACAAATGTAGACATCCCAGCTTTGCCAAATGTACACACGACATTCGCTGCTTTGCCAACCACTTGCATCACCGACAGCGCGTCTTCCGGACCCTCCGTTAATATAAACGGCAGCTCCGTATTAAACTTTGCGTGCATTGAGCTGCCAGAAATAACACCTCGGCTGTACTTTGACACGTCTTTGTGGGTGCGTTTCTTGCCCTCAACGTCAATTAATACCGACTGAACGCCCGTTATATCGCCGTTCATATCTAATGCCGGGAAGATTAATGCCGGGCCTCCGTAAACATTTGGGCTGAACTTGGCTGACTTTGTAGCCGTTCTCGCATTTATCGCTCGACTATTTAAATATAAAATTGCTGGACGCACTGCGTCCTTGTTTTTTGGCGATATCTCAATGCAGCCATCCCATATCGCCTGCGCTTTTGTTATTTTATCTTTGCGGCTTTCAGCGTCGTTCTCTATTAGATTTTTCTTAACCAAGCGTTGTATGAGCTTAGTCATCTCGGAGGCTTCATATGGAGCCTGCTCAGAGCCTGTAAGCTCCTTTGGGCTTTGTAGGCCACGTGAGAAACCGCTACCCATGGTAGATTTAATCTCAATGTCGTTTAGGCCAATGGCTTTTGCTGCTGTAGATATGTCTGACAGAGCTGCATCTACGTCCACGCCCTCAAAATGTGAGTGCCTGCCTATAGAAAATGCGGCTTTGTTTAAAATTTCATTACGCTGACCTGGTGCAGAGAGTGCGATTTCGCTAACGCAATTCTCTTTGACCTTGGTAAAATATTGTATACTCATAAATGTCTTCCCCAAATTTAGTGAAGCCACCGCCCTAAAGCGGTGGCCATACGCTTATTTAAAGTCGTCGAAACTTACTTCTGCTTCAACAGCTTTCGCCTCTTTGGGCGGCTGCGCGTTTGATTTGGGGTCTGTATCCCAGTCGTTTATGGTAAACCCAAGGTCGTACGACGTGCCTTTGCCAACCTTAATAGGTGTAGATGCACTAACTTTGACAATTGGGACTTTACTTTTAAACTCTGGGTGTTTCTCTGCTTGATTGTATAGTTTGGCAATAAACTGACCTCCCCAAAACGTATTGTTGGAAAACACTGCCTCAACGCCATTATAAAAGCACGTTACCTCAAAACCCTGCTTGTAATCGTCTGCCGGCTTTGGCGATGGGCTGGACGTTGATTCCCACTCAACCCAATCTCTTATTCCAACGTCGATCTTTAGCCACCCAAACTTTACGTTTTTTATGTCAATCGATATACCTTTTGACATGTCAACCTTTGTCTCTTCATCGCCAGTTTTAAGAGTCCACGTATTTGATGGCGCGTGGACTCTGACATATGAGAATGTTTGATTTTCTGTATTTCCAAATTCTATTGGCATTTGTTGTATCCTTTTTTATAATGATTTTGTGAATTTGAACGACCACCTGGGTATTTGAAGTGTAGTTTGCTCTCCAAATCCAGTTGGGTATTCGCCTGATATTTTAGCACTGGCCATCTTTTCCAGTGCATAATTTACGGCTGCGCGACCTTCTATTAATGAAGTTTCATCCAGTTCGTAAATTCCTGTAGCAAATGGTGCTACTTTTTCAACGGCCACAAAGATAAAGCGGTCGATCTCGTAACCCTCTGTCTCCATAACACGTCGGTAAAATGCTTCTTGTATGTGATATCCAAAATTAGCGCACGACTTGCCAAATCCTTCGGGCGATGCATCAATAGTTGTCTTTAAGTCTATTATGGCACTAATGTCCTTACGCCAGGCATCCGGCCTACACCTCACCTCTATTTTGTGATCTAAGTCCGTATTAAACACGGATGCCTCCACAACTAAATCTCCGCTGAGTAGGTTTTTTACGTGGGTGTTTGATCTCACAGAGTCAGCTATTTTCTGAACGTGCTGATAATCTGGCTCTGTTAATACGACTGCCCCGTTTGCGTGGGCCTCAATCTTAGCGTCTTCCCACGCCTTGCCACGACGTGTAGCCGGGCCACATATCACTAAGTTCTTATTATCTGGCTCTAATACGAGCGTGTGGGTAGCCGTTCCAATTTCCATCGCAATAGATTGCTTTATCTCACCGTATTTCCAGTGGCCCAAGCTTTTTTGTGCAACCGTTTTAACGGCTGACGCGCTTATAGCTTCCGATTGGTGGTATTCTTCGTTACTCATATCCAATTTAATCACGTTGATTACTCCCATATTTGGCAATTAATAGGCTTTCCGCCCGATGCTCATCTTTTTTACGTTTTAGCTGATTGGCTAATTGAGGGTAATTACGTATGGCCAATAGACGTGCAGCGTCTTTATCTTTTGGTAAATGGAAA